CCCCCTCTCCGCCAGCGGGCTTTTTAAATCAATAAGTTGGAAGTGAGTTTTTAAAAAGCACCACCAAAAGCACCACCGAACGACATTAACATCTTTTTTATTGATTGCTTGTGGTTTTCTGCACCGTTACTAACTGAGGAAATTCATGAGAGTCGAGACTATTGCAGACCAACTTTTTTATTCAACTGTTTTGGTATCTTGTCAAGACGATAAAAGTGATAGTTCTTGGACTGGAACCGGCTTTTTATTTGGATACAGGCAAAATAATAAGCTCATAAGGTTCCTCGTTTCTAACAAACACGTATTTAAAGACGCGACACGTATTTCTATGCGGATCAACAAGGGGACTAGCGCTCCGGCAGGAGAATCTTTTGAGCTTGAACTTCCTACTAACTTTTGGGGGCACCCAGACTCCAATGTAGATGTTGCCGTTATAGATATAAACGAAGAGTTTTGTAATTCAAAAGAGTCTTGTTTTTGCAGGTTCATTTCGAAAGATATCATTCCAACTGAAAAACAACTGCAAAATCTCGATTCTCTAGAGGACATAACCTTTTTCGGCTGCCCTAATGGTTTGTATGATGAGGTCAATTGCCTTCCCATTGCTAGAACAGGCGTGACGGCAACTCCCCCGATGGTTGACTATAAAGGAAGGTCCGTCTTTTTGATTGACGCTTCTGTCTTTCCCGGTTCCAGCGGAAGCCCTGTATTCATCCTCAATTCTGGGTCCTATTGCGCGGGGAATTCAATCTGCTTAGGAAACCGAATTTATTTTCTCGGCGTTCTCGCGGCGTCGGAAGTCCAACCCTCCTTATATGATACTTTTTCAGTTCCGACTTCTTCAAAACTTAAGACGGCAGTTGCCCAATATATCGATCTCGGAATAGTTTATAAAGCCAGAACTGTAATAGAAACCATCGAAAATTACCTTAATAGCCGTACTCCCTCCTAAATATTTCAAGTTCCTTTGGATCAATTTTAAGAATTAGATTGTTCGTATACTGTGGTGGTCGTAGAAAGACTTCTTTACTTGCTCCTGTTGTAGACCTTTTAGAAGTTTTTTCTTCTTTAACGAGCTCCACTCGCTCAACGATTTGTTTACGAGGAATACAGATGCAACCGGCAACCTGTTTTCTTTCGGCGTCGCTTATATGAGGAACAAGTAAAACATATTTTTCTGTCTCTTCGCGAACAAAACCAACCGATGAGACAGTGGTAACTTTGCGTTCTATCTCATCCTCAAACTCCCAGCCTTGAGCGCAGCCGAAGGTATCAACCCATTTGATTAATTCTATTTTCATTTTATCCCCTTATTTGTGGTGTTCTGCACAGAATTTAATTGCCTGCTCAGCTCGATCGAGTAGCTCTTTGCCTTCTGTTGCCAGTCGGAGACATCGATTACGTTCGCGATCGGCGTTGGTTTTGGACATTCTCTCAATGTCTGCAAGCTGGCTGCGCATCCGGTCAAGCTCATCACGAGAAGCAGACTCAGCAATACGCAACTCAGATAAAGCCAGCGCATCATTAGTTTGTTTGGTCTTGTATGTCTCAATCGTTCTCTCGAGCGTTGTGATTTGAGCACGGGCATTTTTGAGTTCCTCCTTGTTCTGCCCCTGGTAGTATCCGTAAAAATATGCGGAAACGACCACAAGAGTTAGGAAAATTATTTTTGACATATCAAGAAAAGAACAAATTCAGCTCCCGTATCCTTCTATCTCTCAGCCCCTTCGTGACAACAGGATTGTCCGGGTTGCAATACTTCGGCCACCACGTCCGGACATTCTCCCACTCGCCTCGGTTAATCATTCCGAATAGTCGGTACGTCCTGCACTTCGTCAGGCCGAAGTTGTAGACGAAACTCATCAGCGCGATAAATTGATTCTCGTTGATGTCTATATGGATAAGCGTTGCAAGCTCCTCCTGGGTGCGTTGGAGGTCTCTATCTAAAAGGTCGTAGGCTTCTCTCCGAGTAACAATGTCGCCCTCGTGAGCATTCCGAGCATGGCCGAATCCGATCGTCCAATGGCCCGTGGGGCACTTGTAGGCCATTGGTTTAAACCCTTCTTGTTCAGCTACAAACTCGGCGGCGATCTCAGGTGGAAACAGCATTAAATTTTGTTTTCTCATTTATGCTCCGCCTCCTCGTGCTTCTTATAGAGTTCGTGAATGAGTTTTGTATTGTTCTGAATAGCCTGCTCGTTAGCCCATATTCCTCGTTTGATATCGTCAAATATCACGTTGCGCTCGCAGTAATACCATCCTAGAAGGAAGCCGAAGCAGATTGCGATGGCGATAGCCGCTGACCTGCATAGGCGTATCGCCCATTCATTTAAAAAGACACTCATGATTTAGCTCCTAGCCTATTGTCTAAAAATTTTTTGATGTAATAAGCGATGATCCTGACGCCAAGGTAGGCAGCCATGAAAGAGATTCCGACTGCGGCCAACTCATTGACGCCGTAGCCTTCGAGGATCCAGAAAACCCCGATAGCAGTCACGCCTCCGGACAATGCCTCCCAGATTGCTTCAAGCGCAGAGAACTCAATCGGTTTCTCCTTGCGTTTTTCTCTCCAGTCGTCGACATATCGAAGTAACCCAGCAATTAAACCGAGCCCACCAACGCAGGCAATGAGAGTATTTATAAGGTCTGTATGTTTAATCATGCGGATCCCCTATGGGCTCATAGCTCTCCAGCGTTAGACCGAAGAGGAGCCAAAAGACCGCCTGAAATACAGCAAAGTGGTAGGCGAATTCATTCTTACAAGTAAGAGTTCTGGCCAGCCCTTCTATCTGCGGACACGCTCCTCTGCACATTGGAAGGACTAAACATTTTCTGCACTTTTCCCTTGTGCTCCAAGGCTTGAAGTGTTTGGAAAGATCGACCTTCTCTGGGGACAGAATATCCCCCACGCAGCCTTCTTCCGTGCAATGATCGTGGCAGGAAAGGAAGTCTCCTTTGAGGTTGACTGCCGCATTATTTTCCTGATTCATCATGCATTTGACGGCACGCTCGTCGAGTCTCTTTCTTTTGACTAAGGCTTTCAGCAAACGATCGCATTCTCCCGTAAGTGCGGGGAACTTATCCCAACCTTCCCGGGTTAAAGCCTTAAAGATGTTCTTCTGCAGTGCGAGCATCTGCTCATCAGTGAACATGAGCTCAGAGTCCTGAACTCCGACATGCGTCATAATGCCTTCAAAGTTCAAGTGGATATCTCCGAGTTTGACTTTAAAGAAATCGGCAATGGCGTCCACATCGGTGTTAGCGGGAGACAAGACGCAGTTGATTGAGCATGGCAGTTTAGAAAATGCCAGGCGCCACATGTCTACCATCTTCGGGTCGTCCAGCGGGTCGACTCCACGCAAACGGTACCCCTGTCCATCGTGCGAGAACGTCAGGCTTATCCCATAGGTTTCACAAAAAGCGATTTTCTCTTCATCGATTAACGTGCCATTGGTAATGATGGCAAAACGAACTTTCGGATAAAGTTTTCGCAGTTCCGGCACTAGCTTTTGCAGTGTTTTCCAATAGACAAAAGGCTCGCCGCCCCAAAGCTCAATGACACCATGAACTTTTAGTCCTGAAGCTCTGAGCTTCTCGATAAATGCGGGAACGTCTTTAGGTGAAGACACCCAGCGTTCATTTTCTCTATCGCTTTGAGCGCAGTACTTACAGCTCATGTTGCACTTTAGACCCAACTGGATGCGCAGGTCCCAAAGGTCTTTACTTTTAGAGTTAGAGTAGCCAGATTTTCCTTCCTGCTCCTTGAGCATGGCATAGGCTTTTAATCTCTCGTCCTCGGCCAGGTCAACGAGCTTTCCGTCCCCGTCGTAGATCTCGTTTAGAACATTGTCATAGACCCAAGTTTCGTTTTTACCCTCGTGGGTTTTGCAGTGTAAAGCAAGCTTCATTGAAATAATTTCTCCATGGCGTGGTAAAGGGCAAATCTTTTCTTTGCGAAATAGCAATCGATGTCGTGGGTATTGGAGGTGTAGCAACCGCCTCTGCACTCATCTAAAGCTTCGCAGCTTTGACATTCGAGGCTGTCGTAGAAACGTCTCGGCGATAGCTGAGGAACGGCTTTAATCGGTATCAGCTTCTTGAAGATGTTTCCCGTGATGTTGGATGCGTCGTAGTTGTGGTGACAGGCGTAGACGTTCCCATGCAGATCAACGCTCAGCAGTTCGTCTCGTACGCACATGGGCCCGACACGGGACTTCACTTTGTTTCGATGGTAGAGAAGCTGGGAACACTGCCAAGCGGCCCATGGGTCACCGATACGTGCCATCTCAATGACAGTTTCCAAGTGCTTGCAGAAGGCGTCCACGTCCTCTCGTGTCATGTAGTAGTCACTGCGGCACCCGTCATTGGCTCGTAAGAAGTGCACTGCGACTTTCGGATAGCGACCGTATTTTTCCTGCAAGCTGTAAAAGAGGTCTCTCGCACCCCACATATCTGTTTGATAATGGTGAATGAGCAATGAAATCGAAAACTCTTTCAATCGAAAAATACGGCTTAACTGCTCGTCGGTAAAGTTACCGTCGTGCCAAGAGACCACGGTAAAAATGTCCGGGTTGGCGTTTGCGTACTCGACGTAATCGTCAGTCAGAGAGCGTCCGTTTGTCGTAACAGTGGACTGTTCGGGTCTGATACCCTCATCGATGAGGACACCATGCAGAGCCTTAATTCTCTCCCAATAGAGCATCGGCTCCCCACCCCAATAGGCGATCCGCTCTATGCGACTGCCCTTAAGGTAATCCGCCAATTTATGTGCAAATTCAACCGGGTCGGCCTTGTGATCTGCAGGCGACTTCTCATTGGTCTGGAGACAGTACCCGCACTTCATGTTGCAGGCGCTCCCAATCAAGAGGTTGAGGTACTTAATCATCAGAGACCACCTGAACCGTAGCCTCGGCCCTAGAGGTGTAAAACCGATGGTTAATCTTGATTCGCATCGTTTCACCGGCCTGAAGACCTAAGGCGCAGGCTCGGAAATGTCCCACTCCGTTTGTGACCGCAACGCGTTTATGAGGTGCGTAACCATCAACGGCCTCTACGATGTAGCCGTCCCATGTCACGTCTGTTGCGACTTCGTGAGTCTTCCCGTCCTTAAGCGTAAGTGTGAAATCAACCCAGCCATCCGGCGCCACCGTCTCGGAAGAAGGAGTAAGACTGTACTCAAGATTCAGCCACTTGGAGGTGGTCCCGGTCATCACGTCGGCGGCTGTCCAAACTTCACCCAGGTCTTCAAGGTTGGTAATTACAGTCGTGTCTTCCGCGGTCGTAATAGAGCGGGCACATTCTGTCAGGGGCGCATTCGGGTCTCTAACCCAAAGATCAAAGGCCCACATCCCGCCCTCATGCCGAACGTATTCTGCTGTGTTTCGACAGTCGAAGTAGGTCAATGCTCCCTTGATGATTGCATGAAGTCGGTTATTGTTCAGCCAAGTGACAAAATGAGCTCCGGGAACCCAAAGTTTTTGGAATTCCGGTACTGTTTTATCGATGATAATCTCCGCAAGAATGCAATAGTCTTCACCATTGATTTGATAAAACCTATTCGCTTTTCCCGTGTAGCCTCTTTCACCAAGTTTCTGAGTTGTGGTCAGCTCTTCAATCGGAGAAGCTGATGTATCTTCCGGTACCTCAAAAAAGATTTTTTTGTCCAGTACTCGAAAAGCCGCTCTAGTTTCATCTATTGCGATAGAAAAATGATCGTAAGGTAAGGTGCTTGTTACTACGTGTCGTTTATATCCCATGTCTTATCTCCTGAACCTACATTCCGTCATCCCCGCAGTCGCAGTTTCCGGCAGCACAATTCGTATAAATCGGTTTATCTAGGTTTGAACAGTTCGGCCCGCGGCAGTTGCTTGTGATCGTGCACTTGTTGCACTTAACTTGACCGCACTGAACTTGAGCGCATTGCACTTGGTAGCAATGAACGTTGTTGCATCTAGAGCACTGGGTGCAATAGGTACAATGCGTGCAGTAAGTGCAATGTCCCGTCTTCCAGTTGAGGTCGTTTTGTAACTGGCTCACCTTTGTCAGATTGGCCCAATAGCCGACGTCGTCTGTAAGCTGACTGACCTTAGTCAAAACGCTTTTCTTCCACAGTCCTAAACCGTCAGTCAAATCAGAGAGTTTTGTCGGCAAGCCGCTTTTTCTAGCCACCGGGTGTCCCGTCGTTCCATCGTGAACTACAAGCGTCTTTTTGGTTGTATCGACTGTAATTTCTCGTTCGGCTCCGACAAAGGTCTCATGCTCAGTCGTTGTCCCTCCACGGAGCAAAATTGTTCTGGTCGTCATGAAAGTCTCCCGGGAACAAGGACATATCCATTCCCGAATTTGACAATGGCTTCTCTTTCTGCGATCGGACATACTGTCGGAGTATCCGCAGGCATTGCAATCGATGGAATGAACCAACCACAATAGTCGTGCTCCTCCGAGTACCTGCCTCTGACTCCATTGTCTGCAAGAATGATTTTGTTCGGATCAAACTTACTGTTAATGCAGGCGCAGAGCTTGTAACTTCTGTGTTTCGTCCTGAACATCACCATCGGGTGATCGTCGGTAACCCGATTCTCTCCGCGACCCTTCATTTGAATTGCTCTTCTAGAGCCTAAGTGCCCATGGCTGACGCCTACTACCTTAACCGGCTTTCCCAACCAATCAATGATTTCGTCACCGATCAGAATGTTGTGAACATCTATTAGGCCCTTGCTTGTCTCCAATTTTCCTGAGACAAAGCAACTGTCGTCTGTGCAATCGCAGTTGCACTTGGTGCAGTAGCTATAAACCGAGCACTGAATCGTCGTGCAGTTCACCGTCGTACAGTTGATGGTCGTGCAGTTTATGGTCGTACAGTTATGACAGTTGGAGCACTGTTGACAATATGTACAGTGCGTGCAGTAGGTGCAATGCCCGGTGAGAAAGCCGCTGTCATTTTGCAGCTGACTGACTTTTGTCAGAGCACCAGAAGCCCAAAAGCCTTTGTCGTTTGTAAGCTGAGATAGTTTGGTCAGCTCGTCTGAGCGCCAAACGCTTAAGTCGTCTACCAGCTGAGATAACTTTGTCGGTACCTCGGCCAAGCGCGCCAAGAGGGCACCTCCGGGCGTCTCCCCATCATGAAGACGAATGGTGTGGAGATCATCGTCGATCGTGATCTCCTTGAGAGCACCGGTGAAGACTGCACTATCTTCACTTGAGCCATGCTTCCATTGGATTACTTTTGCCATTTTGTTTTACCTTTAAGAGCAGTGCGTACAGTGGCCGCAGTGTGTGCAGTAAGTACAGTGTCCCGCGATATAACCTTTGTCGTTTTGAAGCTGACTGAGCTTGGTTAACTCGGCCTGTTTGAGATACTGGACATCCGGTGTTAGCTGAGAAAGTTTTGTCAGGTTTCCGCTTGATCGGTAGATGTCGTTTTCCAACTGGTTTGTATTGGTAGGAACGTCCGACTCCTTTGCCAACTCGTGGCCGCCGGGTGTTGTACCATCGTGGACTCGGATTCGATTGTTCGTCGTATTGACAGTGATCTCCCGATCATGGCCGACAAAAAGCTCATGCTCTACAACCGTTCCTCCGCGAAACTGAATAATCTTCAGAGGCATTAGCTCAGCCCTCCCAAGTCAACGGTGTCAGGCATCGTGCCTGTCGCTCCAGTTAAACCTCGCGGGATTTTTAAAAGGAAACTCGGTGCTTCGTCCGTTCCGGTTTTTTCAACGGAAGGCTCTGAGTTCGCATCCAACATCTGTATCGAGATAGAGATTTCAGGTGTTGTTCCGGTTTCTCCTTTACTTCCCGTATCCCCTTTAGGAATTCCGAAAGTAAAGACCGGAGCTTCGATTGTGCCTGTCTTAGTAACAGTTGCTGATGCACCTTCAGATAACGATGTAGCTTCGACGGAAATTTCCGGAGTCGGTCCCGTATCTCCCTTCGGCCCGACTAGTTCTCCCAAGTTTTCCCAATGAGCTTCTTCTGTATCGGTTGCTGAAACCCATGTATAGAGGTTCATTCCGGCTAAGACAAGCTGACCAACAGTTCCCTCAGCAGGGAGACTTTCTGCATTCACTACCACAGCATCGGGTTGAATACCGTCTCCTTTATCACCTTTTTCGCCTTTAAAACTTCCTTGTTTCGGCGACAGAGTTGCCGTAGTTTCAGTAACGGCCGTAATCCCGAAGTAATCCCCTATCCGATTTACAACGTGGTCTCCGACCTTAATGTTGACAGATGGAGATATGGCTTCTTTGGACATCGTCATTCCGGAAGAAGCCTCGGCCATGTATCGGAAAGAGAAGCCAGCTTCAGCATTGGACTGAAGAACCGTCTGCTTGATAGATTCCAAGTTTGTTGCAACGGAGGCCGCACTTTCCACCGCTTCTAAGTTCTCAGCTACAGTTTGAATTGCCTCAACCTTAGGGCTAAGCGCAGTGATATCGTCGGTAGCTTGTGCGACTTTTTTAATGTTGCTGGGTGCAGAGGATAAGTCCGCTGCTACAGTCTTTACATCATCCAGGTTTGCGTTTACAGCCTTAACCTTTTCAATATTGTCTCCAACCGGGTGAATACAGTCATCAATATGGTCGGCAACTTTCTTGATATACCCGTCTTCGACTTTGGTCTCGCCGTCAATATCCGTATCTGTAATTGATCCAAGGTCAAGTGTTTCTGTCTCAAACCCTCTTAGGTCGGACCCAACACGATGGATATCATCAATGTGCTGTCGATTGATTTGCAAATCGGGAAGATGCGGAACCAGAGTGTCAACCTCTTGGCCGATCACTTCACTGCGGGCAAGAACCTCTTCAGCCCTTGCAAGAGCCGCGTCAACAGCCGCTTTATAAATATCGATATGAGCTTTGGCCTCTTGGATTTCTTGCCAAGTAGCCGACACATAAAGCTCAGTATTTTTGACCTCGTTATAGATAACCTCAGCCTTCTGAGCATACTCAGTGGCTTTAGCGGAGATTTCCAAAAGGTCATTGAGAACCTCCTGTGGAGTTTTTGTGGAGGTAATCGGAACGATAAGGCAACGGCCCAGAACTTCCTTGAGCTCCTGACAAATTGCCGTCAGCTTATCAAAGGCAGCCTCGTGATCCTCGGCATAAAATGCTCCTTGATTAACCAAGTCCAATTCTTGATTAATCGGAGTAGAGCGAGAGATCGCCAACGTATATCCGCTCTGAAGCACTGTATTTAGTGTTACGGTACCTCCGAGATTTTTCTGATTAAATGCAATGCTGTAATCTGTTCCAAGCGTCAGTATTACCTCATTGCCGCCAGGATCAGCACGACTTACAACAATGTCTTCTTTTCCAAATGACCAGAAAGAAAATGAAAAGGTCCGTGCAGCATTATTCCCGTTGTATTTTTCAACGTTTAAGAAAGTGGCAGGTACAGTCATGACTTAGGCAAAATAAACGTTTCCCCATATCATGACTGAGGGTACTGGCTCGTTTCCGAGCCGTTTTAATCCTGAGGCTTCCCGAACAAGATACTCGTAGGCATATCGGTATCTCCCTCGATATATGCTTTCCATCCACTGTACGAACGCCGAATCTGAGTAAACGGAATCTTTACACAGTCTGCAACAAGTCCCAACACAGCCATTACTTTTGAATCACTTTCCGCTTTCTCTGAACCGATAGTACGCGCGGCACGATAAGCATCGTTGATAATTCGAGCCACCGGAGGGCCTGAATACTCAAATCCGCTGAATAACGTAGAGAATTCTCTCATCCACACAAACATCCCAAGCGCAGTACCTCCGATACTCCCAAATACCCATTTAAGCCATTCTTCCGGTTCTTTGTCCCAGTCATCACCTCTCAGAGCTGAGAAGATCAACGCTTGACCCAGTGATGGAATCGCAAGAAGCAGAGTGAAATCACGCAGGAACCCTACTTGTCCTTTGATTGTTTTCATCTGCTGCTGGCTCAGGGATTCGGCCCAAAGATTTTCCATTGAGCTGAAATAGCTGTAGAACATTGTCGCAAACGGATGATTCCTATGAATCAATGAACGGTCTTTGTTGTGGCCTCCGCCCTGACTATCCAACACTGCTTGATCCGCTATTTCAATAGCTCGGTTCTCTTCGTATCCTTCAGAAAGCGCCTTTTGATAAGCCGCCTGCCAAGTCGGAACATCTACGAGCATCTGCATGTACTGCATAGGGGCAAAAGCTGCTTTTTCATAAGCTCTCCCCACTTTCCCGAGTTTGCCCTTTCTTGTCAGAGCGTTAAAGTCCGCAATATCTGCGTTGAGAACGTCCGCTCTCTGGCGCATCATCAAAGACTTTTCATGACATTCTTTAAAAGCTCCATAAGGATTAATCGCCATTTTCAGACCGGCGGCAAACACCCATTTAGCCCCCACACGTTGAATCGACTGAGTAATACCCAAAGGCTGTAGGGCAGCAGTCGTAACCGAAAGGGCCATAGCATTAAAAGAAACATTGCCTTTAAGGAGGTTCGCTCCTTTGCTTGCCATTCCCTCAAGCGCAGGATTAACCATTGCGCTTCCTCCTGCCGCAATCGCAACAAGATGATCGGACAACGCGCGGTAATAACCAACCCCAAAATTCTGCGCTACCGCCTCTTTAAAGTCCTTGTTTCTGAATACTCGGTTGGTTTCCTGCACCCATTCTCTGAAACAAATATCATGCGTGACCTGCTGTAAATGCCGGCCGATAACAGAAAGGTCCAAAAGCAACCCGCGGTTGACTTTCTTTGATCTGGACATCATGTGTCCCTGTTTTGTAGTAGAACTTTGGACAGAGCCTCGGATCATGTCTGTGCCCAAGTCCTTAATCTGCTGCTCAGCTGACACAACGCTTCCGGTCGGGTCATAGACAATCGGGTAGTATCCGCCTTTCAAAGTTACATCAAACCCATCAACAGAACGAACTTGCAAAGGTTTTGCCTCAACTTTGCGAGGTGAAATACCGTTTGTCCTTTTTTCGAGCTGTTCCATCTCCGGCCAGTAGCTCTCCAAAAAGTCCCAGACATTCTGAACAAAGTCCAGTTCTTCCTTAGTCAATTTCCCGAGTATTTCATCCTGCGCGGATTCTTTGACACTAAAGGAGAGCCGTTCCTTGTTGATTTTGTTTCCGCAGTTAAGGGCAACAGAAATCATCTCAGCACGAGTCATTTTCTCTCCCAGCCCTTCAATGAAAACCTTGGACGTTAACTTTGTGCTTTTAATGGAATCCAAGAGCTCAACGAGTTTTTGCCCCGCCTGAGTCTGCATGTAGGTTTCTTTATCTCCGCAGTGATTAAGCCTTGCGACAATTTCCATCATTACTGTATTGTCTCTCAGCCCTCCCATTTCTCTCATCAGAGAGGAGAACTTACGGTGGGATAGAAAGAAGTTATTCAGCGCAACGGCCCAAGAGTTTTCAGGCCCGACCTTTCTTGCCCGATCCGCTTTCTTGCCCAGCATCATATCCTCAACGGCTTGTTTGGCCAGTGCTTTCGCACGGGATTTCTGAGCAAACAATGTGCGAGTTCTTAAATTATGTCCGTGGAACATGAGCACTGAAAAAGCCGTTTCCAAGTTCATGAACTCTTCGCCTGTCAGTTCTTTATAGTCCTTTGTATTGGCGTCGTCGAAAAGCTCGCTGTCCACCAGTCCCATCGGGAAGCCTTGTTCTTCCATCGACTCAGCGAAACTTGCAAAAGACTCTCTCGGCTTGTGTTCATCCCTTATGCCGTATTTACCTGCAAGACAAAGAATCTGATCCAAGTAGCCCGCATCCTGCTCTCTGCGCAAAACCTTACGGTAGCGAATGCCCATGCGTCTAACTTCTTTAAAGAGTTTTTCTACCCTGTCTTCCACATCCGCAGCTTCCTTCATTGCCGCCGCGTTAAAGAGTTGGTTTTTCTTGGCTTCTTTTGCCGCCGCAGCGTCCCCTTTGGCTAAAGCCCGTTCATACTGGCGCTGATACTTCTGCATCGCCTGCCGATATTGATTTGGCTTGATATCCCGTATTTTCTTGACCGAGATTGTTTCTTCAGCCCAAACCTTGGCCGCCTGAAGAATAATCGGATCACGCTTTCCGGCATTCAAAAGGGCAATCTCTTTACTCAGTCTTTCTATAGCCAAATCGTTTAGAGCTGACTTTTGAGCCAACTCGCGGATTTTATCGGGAGTCATTCTGTTTCCGAATTCTTCCTTAACCTTAGCTCGGGCAGTTCCGTCTGCAACAGTTTCCGGAGTAAGCGGCTCTACGAAAATCAAATCCCTGACAAAATCGGTTTGCTTTTCATATCCAAACTGGCGGGCTACGTTGTCGAGCGGATAGCCTGAATCTGACAAGACACCCATTCTTTCCAAAGCCTCAACCTGCTCAGCTGGGAGGAATTGAACATCAGAACGAAGGATTGAATAAATCGGCTTGCCGTCGTATTTTTCCTCCAGCATACGTTTGCGCATTTTGTACAGCGGGTCTTCTTTAATCGTATCCATCGCCTCCTTGTAGTAGAGGTTGTATGCTTCCTGCCATGCTTTATCCTCGTCGGCAAAACGAGCCTGATAATCTGCCGTTTTCTTCTCTAAAAAAGCTCTTTCACCCAAGACCTGAGCAGTCAGCCGCGCCTTACTGAAATCATCCTCGTCTTTGATTTTTGCTTCCCATTCGTGCCATTCTTCATCGGTGCCGGGGAATTGCTCACGAGTGAAATATGTATTGGCCAGCCCTAAAGCGGCTTTAGCTGTACGGATTTCCTGATCAGTAGCGAGCATTCGATCCATGACCTCTCGGACTTCCGGCGTTAACTTCACATTGAGTTGTTCGACAGAGGAATACACACTCTTGAGCCAATTCATAAAGGAGTGAAAAATCCTCATGAGTTTGATAGACGGCGCCTTGCCTTCCCGCATATAGCGTTCAAAGCCGCGTGCAAACTTCTCGTGGTATTCACGCTTTTCCTCAAGCGTCATCGCGTTCCATTCGTCCAGGCTCTTCACGCCGAACCAACTCATAAGAGTACGCATATCCTGCCTTAACTTCTGAGGTGCATCCGGCTGATTAGCTAAATCCGTCATAACGTCAAGGAAGAAGTGTCCCGACTCGTGGATAAAGGTTGAAGCATCCGAGGACTGGAAAAGCGTAATCAGACGTTGGGACGGAGAATATGCACCGCGGAGACTGTTGCTGTTCTGATACAAATCGCCTATTGAGGTATCGTTCTGATATATAATAGGGGCAGCTGAGGGAGTTAGACCCTTGTCACTTGGCTTTGATTCAGTTACAGAGTCCCGTACGTGCCTACCGGAATTGAACTGGTGGTAATTTGACAGGAGTTTTGCTCCCTTTGTCTTTTCATATCCAAGCAGCAGTCTCTTGTTAATCCAATTCTCAATCTGAGATTCTCTGCGCTCATGGATGCTAGGCAGGAAATTAACAACCTTAAATCCTCCGTTTATCTCTTTCTTTACCAAAATCGGAGCGACAATTTGTTCGTTATTTCTGGTTAATTCCGTTAATAAAACTAGGCTATTCTTCTCTGTTGCAGACTTAAATACAGCGATAGGGCGCTGGATCCCAACAAGAATTCCTCGAATTTCTTCAGGTTTTATCCCATGTTTCCCAGCTAAACCAAGAAGAGTTTTCCTTGCAGGCAACAGGACATGAACCATTTGACGCTTAGTTGTGCTAATAGGATGCGTTTTAGGAACACCGAATAGTTGCAATACCCAAGACGGAGAGCCAAGATTAAATTTGTTTTTACCCTTACCTTGTTCCCACTGCTTCAATTGCTCGTCAAATTCACGGCTTTTATTGAGCAAGTCCAGTCTTTCCTGCGGGCCTTGGTGCAAACTCTCCTTATCCGTCTTAGCTTGCTCCAAGTCTATACGAATCAGGTTCATCAGCTCCGCACGGCTCATTGGTTCTTCAGGAGGGATATCATCAAAAAGAGCTTCGGTAGCCGTATCAATATTGTCCGCGGAGTCCGCAGCCTCTTTCATGGCGTTCCAGAGAATATCCACTGCCGCTCTTGTACTTCTCGGATTCAGCGCAAAAAGCTCGATGAACAAAGCCATATCCGGGTCTGCAAACATATCCGTCTGCTTGGCAATGTCCGAGAGCCTATAGAGCTTTTTTCGTCCCTGAAGAATCTGATTAACGGCATCAATCAAGGCGGAACGAATGTCCAAATCTCCCTTGCCTTCCAAGCGTGCGGCCTGAGGAGCAAGACGGGCCAAAGCGGAAATAATCAGACGGCTTTCAGGATCCTCGGCTTCGGCGTACATCGATACCAGCCGGTCATCTTGGTAGGCTTTGGCGAAGATTGTCGCATTCAAGCGATCCACCGCCTGACGTGTCACCTGACCGGTACCGTCAATCAAACCGGCAGCCTCATTCGGATCAAGCCACTTCACAAAGTTGCTGACACTCTCACTTGTTGGTGTGCCGTCTGCGTTAAAACGCAGAGACTCCAAATCCAACACCCGAGCATCATTCTTGGCAACTTCAGCAGGACTCATACGCTGAACCGAGGAATTATTAGATTCATCGATCAGCCCTTTATCAACATACTTAGGATCGATCACGCGAACAAGAACGGGATTTTTAACAGAGGCAATGACTGCCGGATCAATACCGTGGTTCGTATCGGCCGAAAAATCCGCCTTATAGCCTTCAGCCAGATTCTCCGCATAAGCCAGCTTCATCGCTGACAGACGACCGTTTCCGATGACTGCATTAACCAGTTCTTTATTTCCGTAGTTTTCGTTCCATGCTCCGGTTGACGGGTCGTTGGAAGTTTGAATCTCGGAAGCATCCATCACCGCATACCGCACTGGGATTTTCTGAGTTCCTTTGCCTGCAATTACATAGTCTTCAGCCCCGAGCTGACTTTCAGGGATAGAACCGTAAGAGACAATCGGGGCATCATTACCGAGGTTGTGTCCTGGCCCTACTAAGCCATACTGAAGGTTAGCCGCGATATTTCTCATCTGAACAATTGAAGAACCTTTGCCGCGATCTCTATTCTGTAGATCTGCGCCGGATTCAATCGCCCCTCCTTTAGATACCACCGGCTTGACTGCGGTTACAGCCGGAGCAGTAACCGGTGCCACAGCAGGCGCAGAAAGAGGAGCAGCTTCGTTTACGCCTCGAGCAACATTGATTCCGTATTTCTGCGCAAGGATGGCAGGACTGACGCCCATAAGAGTAGACATCGCATTAAAAAATGCTGCATGAATTTGTCCGTTTGCATGGGCTTCTTCTCGACGCATACCAGTTGCAATCAACTGTTCAGAAATGTTCGAGGCGATCTTCTGAATCTCTTCGGCTCGGGTGGGATTGGCCGCCTTCATCTCCTGCTCAAGTCTGGCCTCCACATCAGCACTTAAAGAGGCGGTTCTTTCCTGAGCCTCACGAGCATTCAATTCATCAGGAGAGAACTTTATTTCCTGGCTTACAGCTTTGTTGACCGCTTCGTTCTGCGTCATGCGGGCCATCGTTTCAATAGGAATTTGAATGTCAGCTCCGCTCTTCTTGGCAGATGCAATTTCCTCTGCTAATTCCGGCGCACTCTGCAACAGTAAATCTTCCATTCCGCTCTGGTGCAGAACATCAGCAGGAAGGTAAGCGTAGGGGACTTTTTCTCCTATCATACCCGCCACAAGTTTCGGCATGGATTCGGGAGTACGCAGGGCAATTTTTGAGTTGTTTGTAAGCTCGGTGATCGTGTTCAGAAGCTCTTGAGAGCGAATGCCCGCAGCTTGTTTTTTCTGAAGATCCACTGTTTCTTCAGCTACTATTTCCTGAGAGGCCCGCAGTGCAGTATTGACAGCTACAGCCCCTCCTATCTGTACACCGCCTCCTACCGTGGTAATAACGGCTGTTTCAAATACGCGCCGTCCGCGTTCATTCAAATAATCTTCGAAAGTTTTCCCTTTATTGCTATCAATCAACATCCAGGACTCAAGGTCTCCTAGAAATGTATTGATCTGTTCTCCGGCGTGCTCTCCCAAAAGATAGTTTTTTCCAAGCCTGAGCATTTCCCTGAGACCTGATGCCTTACCCATCTTGATAAGAGAATCCAGTCCCAGCTTCTCAGTCGCGACTTCCAAAGAGCCGTTAGCCACACCGTGAAGAAGTGACATGGCAGTGTTTAAGCCCTCGTCCTTTGCTTCTCCGTAAGAAGCCCCCATAGCTGCTAAGCCCATCATACCGAGCGCCATCGTGCCAACGGTAATAGGCGCACCTGCAACACTCAAGGCCGCAGCAGTCCCCAGCGTCAAAAGATTCTGACCGCCTGAGACAACGCCGCTGACAGCAAGTTTTGCGATTTCAGAGTCAAAGGCATCCTGAGCTTCTTTTGTCAGATTGTTCTTAATATCGGCATTCGTTTTACGCCATGCTTCAATCTTGGCTCTCATAGCCTGAGCCGTCGGGCCCTGAATATTTAGCGCCCCCATAAGGGTATCCATGCCCGCGAGTATTAACCCGTCAAAACCTTCGGCAACAGCGGGAGCAGCGGCAGTTAAGCCGGTTATTACCGCACCGGCTCTTTTATCCAAACCTTGCCCAAAATCTCTCAGCCCTTCAAAGTAATCAATTCCCGCATTGTCATCTAAATCCGAACCATAACCGTCATCGCCTTCTTTAGGCTCCAATGATCCGAGCACAGTTTCCAGCGTTTGCAGGGATTGAATGTCGTCCTTTGCCAGCGCCATTGTGTGAGGATTGCTCAAGGCCTTGGCTGAAAGCGGAAACTCTTTTACAAAGTTCTCGGGCGTATCGCCAAGGGTTCTCACAACTTGCGAGCGCTCCGGCGTCATCACCTTAAAGGCTTGTTCCGGCAATCCCGTTTTCTCAATAATCTTGTTGTCGCGGGCGACCTGATCAGGAGAACGAGACTCAAAGCTCATTCCGTTTGTCAAAATCTGAGGCGTCAGATCCTGCTTTTGCTCAGGCAGAGGACGAGCGTCAATGTCAGACAAAGAGAGTGCTATAGGTTTCTGAGCCGGGGCATTCTGAGCAAACTCAATCTCGCCGGCGTTTACTGCTTCATTGAAGATATCATCGAAACTTTTCATTTTTCATCCAATTCTTTAATCGGAAGGCGATTGCCGTTAGAGTCAAAGCACTTAGCCCAGAGAGCGGTGACTTCGGCTAAGGTGGGATCTGAACCTTTCTTTTTCCGCACGTACTCAGTTAAACGGGTTTTGACATTTTTGGCATCGTCAACAACATTGCCGGTTATGGGGTTTGCGGGCGACCAGTCTTTAAGCGAGGCGACTAAATCAGTTCTTCCGGTTGCTCGAGAAAGGATGTTTTGAGTAATCACTTCACCGCGTGTTGCATCCAGATTTAAGCCGTCTCCATAGTTAAACGGGTTCCAGCCTGAAGTAGACTTAGAGGCAGGATTGAGAACGGTTTCGGCTATCTTGATTCTTTCTTCTCTCGGAAGTTCCTTAACGCCTTTACGGATCATTTCCGAGCGCACAGCCTGCTCATAGGCATAACGCTCCTGATAGAACTTCGGAGACTTCCGATAGCCCTCATCTTTAAAATCTTTTTCTCTCAACGTTGCCAACATGAGAGTGAATTCATCGTTACTGATTTTTGCGTTTTGAATATCCTCTTGCAGTTTTGCAGGTTGCTGAGCATATTCCTGCGCCTTCTTCAGCCATGTTTGATAGTCCGTACCGGTGAGCTTGTCACGGTTTGCCTGAACGTTTTTCACCGTCACCTGCGTAGGATCAATAATCCATTGCGTCGTTGTCGTAAAGTCCGACTGAGTGCGCGGCCCCCAAAGCATTTTTTCCTGATCTTTCGGCTTTAGTTTGTAGAACTCGGGGATTTCAGTTTCGGGGATACCTTGTCTTTGCTTTTCCTCAACAATCGAAAGGGTATTTGCATACTCCTCATCACGAGCCGCCTTAGCAAATTGAGCTCGGGTTGATGCCGCATGAGCCACCTGAGAGCGCAAACGCAGAGGAATGCTTGCATCGTTCATGATCCGATTGATAATTGTCGCTGACTTATCTCGCGGGCTATCCGGGTTCGTTTCGTTTTCCTTGACGTTTGCCGCATCAATTTCGTTGCCGAATTTCAACGCCAGCGAACGCACACTTGCGGCATCCAGCACAGGCCTAAGGTGTTTTTCAACAGTCTGCGCAGTCGTCAGATCAACACGCCCTGATTTCTTAGCCGCTTCAAAGAATCTTTTAGCCGCCCACGGATTATCGGGATTACGCTCAAGCATGTTATTAACAACAGCGAGAGTTTGTTTCCCTCTCTGCTCGGCTAAATACTGAGCAGCCGCCTCAGTCCCCATGCCTTTGTAGTCGGTGTACTTTTTAACCGCCATGTCAAAGTCAGCCACATTCTGCTCATAGAGTTTCGTTCCGTAACTCATGGTGGCTGTTTCTAAAGCCGCCTGAGCCTCCGCAACCAATGTTTCCTGAGTAAAAGCATCGATCTTCTGAGCCTCCCAACCGCCTAAGGTCTGCTGAACTGACAACCCATACTGGCGGGCCTTCTGTTCAAAGAGCGCCCTCTGCTCCCCATCCATATCAGCCCCGAGCTTATCGAGCGTTTCTCTGAAGTAGTCATCGCCTCTTTGCTGAAGATTAACGGCCTGTTTGCCCTTCTCGTTAATCCACCCCTTTTCGCCGTACATCTTGTCATTCATGGCGTACTTGAGCTTGGTCATGGCTTCTGTTGTTACCACATCATTAGCTCGGTCTTTGTAAACCTTAAGGCCAGCCCCGAGGTCTTCAACGCCCCTAGCTATGTACTGACCCGCTCGATTTTCTCCCTGCAAGGCAGATACAGAGTAGCTATGCAGTTTTTCGGTGCGCTGATATTGATCTACTTTCATAGAAAATTACCCGTGAGAAATAGCATCAATTTTGATTTTGTTTGGCTTTGTCAGTGAAGAAGAACCGGATTTCCATGTACTTGCAGCAGAGCCGACTCCCGACAAGAGAGAACCTGCAGCCTGCCCATAAGCATTGCTCTTCGCCGTCTTGCCTGAATAGCGGTAAGCGGTAGCCTGAGACTGATACCCATAGGCTTCACGCATGGCATTAGCGTACGCGGTCTGGGCATCGAGCTCACCTTCTTGTGCCGCATCGGACATTAGAGTCAAACTAGAGCCGGAGGAAGTTTCTACGCCGTTTGCGGCTAACTGAGTCTGCTGAGAGGCTATGGCTCGTCGGACTTCCTGCCTTTTCTGATTGGCTTCAATACCGCCCCGCAGTTGTGCATCTGCTGCCTGAGCTTCTGCCTGCTTCGCGTTATATTCCGCCTGAGCCTCGGCAGATTTCCCTTGTTGATAAGAGCTGTAGGCTCCAACCCCTGCACCCGCGAGGCTTGCAGCCAAACCCGCGTAGGTCAGCCAAGAAGTTGTCGCAGCTGTAGCTGTGGTTGCGGCTGCACTCGATGCGGCAGCTGCTCCGGCGGTTGCTGCTCCTGCCGCCGCTCCTGTTACGACGCACATGGTTTAGCCTCCTGATGAAATCGAATAAAGAAGTGCCCCGAATTTCCCCAAGGTATCGGATCCTCAAGTTCAAAACCGAGCCATTTAAGCCACTTGAGAGCAGGCTTGTTTTCGGCATCCACCCAGTTCTCCAAATAAGAGAACCAAGCAAGCCACTTTTTCACGTAGCAGCGATTCTCTTTGCAGAGCCTGAAAGCATGTTTAGAAAGTTCATCAGTCCCCACCATCCAAGGACGGGCAACAGAAGAAGTCAGAGATACAGGAGCAACGCCTGCAAGCATCACCAAGCAGTCATCGGCATAAGCGGCTATCGCCTCGTAAGAAAGCATTACCGAGTCAGTAAGCGCTTCCTCTGCTGACAGCCCTGTTGCTATTTCTCCTTCCACAATGTCCGCTTTTCTTAGGTTCGGAAGAATTTCTCTGACGTGTCCTATCTCGGCAGGAACAATTCTGTAAACCGTCATCGTGTTATCTCCGCATCCGGCATTACAGAGAGAATCGTTGCAGGAAGAGGATCTCTTTGGCGAATACAGAGCTGAGCCTCCTTGGTCCAGGAGGCGGCAATCCCAAGATCAAACCAGCCTGACTTCAAAGCAATAGGAGAACCGTAAGGCTCATTACTTCTTTGCTTGACTTCAAAAAGGTGTTCCCAGTCATTACCAGCCCAAAGACCGCGCGTATCCCTCGTAAGTATGCGGACACTTCGAAGCAGGGCTTTCTTTCCAAATATGCTTCCGTCCTGAGCAGAAAGGCGCAGGGTTTTTAATTCGCTTTCATAGCGAAGTCCGACTCTCACCAAAGAAGCTGAGTGATTAAGCGTAATAGAACCGTTCTCGACTACACAGTCAGGATGCACAGAGCCGTCAGCTAAAACCCCTACCGTCATCCCCTCGAGGTGGGACAAACCGCTTAAGGTTGTAGCAGGGCTGCCGGAGTAAGACAGGCACGAATCAAGAAAGATGCTCTCTTCCAATGAAACGCCATCCCTAGGAGCAAAGTATTCAATGTAGCGGCGGGTTTGTCCGTTGACCGTCCGACAGACTTCAAAATAGGCTCGGTCTTCATCGTTTTCATCAATCACGCAGACAGATTCAAATTTGCCTTGAGTATCGTGCCGATGCCATGCAAAGACTTCATGTTCCCGCATATAGGTAAGTCCAAGCAGAACTCCGTCACTTCTTACGCACCAGGCAATCGAATAGGGAGACTGAGCAAAGTCCCAATCCTTAATCTTCTTGCCTGTAAAGAGGTGATCTGCAAGCACACAGAGGTCATTACCTGTGAAGGAATCACTTGACCAGTCGTAACCAACATCTCGTACGGAACGCCCCTTTGACTGTACAACCAGCGCCATATTGCCGACCGTCAACGGAGACAAGTTTGAAGAACCTCGGTAAGATTGCACCTGCATATTGATAGTGGAGGCTGTAACCGTATCATCGGAGTTGGCGACAGACCACTCCGAAGTACTCGTCATCAAAAGCAAAGAGCGCAGAGAAAGAATGTGGCGTACGGGGTTAACCTGAGAAGCCGCAATCGTTACTGAGATGGCATCCTCATCGGTGCTCGGAAGTTCCACTCCGAAATCGTAGTAACTGCCTGTTTTTGTCATCCATACGGTTTGAGGGTACTGAGTAGAACCCGCAAAGATCATTCTCTGCTGAAAGTACCCTACCGCTGAGGGATATCCGTTTTTCTCACACCACACGGACATAGCCCACTTATAAGTTGAACATCCTGCATTGCATTCAGCAATTCTCTGGTTCACTGATGCATTCACAGTACGGGAATTTATGACGGAAGTTATACGAGCGATCCCGATTCCTGTGCATACAAACTGCCATTTAACCCCGTAAGAAGTTTTATCATCTCCGTCGTTCGCTCGTCCTGTTCCATCCCATGCACTGCCTTCGTCGTGGTCAGGAGCTGTGCCTCCAGTTTTTGTGACTTTTCCCCCAGCACCGCCAGATAGTTCAATTGCTTTATATATCTTGGAGTTACTGACAACAAGATCTCCGACATTCACTTCTCTGCCGGACTGCCAGCTTTTATAAAAGCCCCAATCCTGAATTTCAAAGTAGATATCTCTTCCAACATCCAAACTACTAAAGGCGTCAAAGTTTGCCGTAACGGTGATATTGCCTTCCGAAGCGCTCGCAGAAAATGTCTTTGAAGCGTCAATATTGACATCTTCAAACGGGCCGTTAACCGGAGCGTATTTTTCAATTGCCCATTGATTGTGTGCATATCGCTTAATCTGATACGGTGGATATTTCGGATGAACGACGGTGACAATATCGGCGGACTGCGCCCAGTGAAGATCAAAGGTATCAGCCGAACTCCAAGGCGTTGAAACTTTCAAAACATTACCGGAAGAGTCCTTGATTTCGGAGCCCTTGTAGACAATCTTCATGGTTTTGTTGCCAAGTACAAGGATATAGTTTTGCCCATCACCCCAGCGGAACGGCATCAGGAAGTCAGGCACCGAGTGATTGTTTCCTTCGCAAACAAAAACTGTACCCGGACGATTGGCGACTCCTCCGTAAGCCTGCACGAGAAAGTTGCGGCACGTTTCCAATCCGCTCTGGTACTTAGCAAGATCAATTCGCCCGGCAAGTGCTGGGCTTAATTCTCCGGCCGCAAATGAAGGCTGAAATAATTCGCTCATAATCTGGCCCTCACAAACTCAGGAATCGGAGCCGGGTATTCTTCTCTTTCGCTCAAGGATGCTGCACGAGCCACATCGTAGGCTCTTGCCGCTGCATCCGTTGCTGTCTGCACTAGCTGAGAACTTCCGGCCAAAGGTGCCGCAACCTCGCAAGCAAGCGCCCAAATCAAAGCATCCTCAAACAAAGGGTCTAAGTCCGTGGTGTCATCCACATCAGTAACAATCAAAGCTTTCGCTTGAACTTTGTTTGTTGCAACAACCTCGGTTCCGTCAACCTTCTGCATCTCGTAGGCGGGACACTCCCCTGGCAAAGGCCACCACTCCCAGCGCAAATCCTCTGTACCGCACACATTGAATATTCTCAAAGCCTGAGACGGGTACCGATAGCAAAAACGCCAACCAGGAATTTCTTTTGTTGTCAGCCCCAGTGTCACCACCTGTCTTGCAAACGGCCAAGGAAGTCTGCGAATGAGCCTTTGACGCACCGCATCAAACACTCGGTTAATCACAATCGCTTCGTTTTGCGCGGATGTAAGACTCTCAATAAATCGAGTGTTTCCAATGCGCATTAAGGCGTTATTGGCTATGTTGATTTTACTCTGCACGTTCCGATCCTAAAAAAGCGGGGGCACATAGCCCCCAAAAACCTCATCCCCAAGGAGAAAAATTCTGTGTTAGAAACTAACTGTGCATGGCACGTGGATAGTGAATGTCATGCGGCGTGGCAATGGTAAGGCCCGAGGTAATTAAAAGCCCCGTGAGCGAGGCGCCCTCTGTGCCTGCGAGTGTGTATTTCAAACGTAAGAACCTCTGACCTCCGTAAGGAAGCTTGATGCCAAACGCCCCCTTATTGAGATCATCCGCGCTAAGGGCTGCCGTGGTAACCAAAGTTTTAGAAGTCGTAAACTCTTCGGTAGCACTCGTCTCGACAGAAACCGAGACTGTCGCAGCACCGGTAAGATCTGCTCCGGTGGCAGTACACGGAATAACAACCACCTCTAAAGAACTGTGTACAGCCAAGTCACGCTCTGCTCCAAGATCTATAACATTGGTAGATACGGCAGTTGCTGTAACTGCCTGTTTATCTGAAAATCTGTTTAATGCATCAAGCAACATTTTTTCCTCCTTTAAGCGGCTACCTTGGTCGGATCGTAGGCTGGCTCATTAAATTCCAAAGCCTTAAGCGGTTGAATTTCAATACCATCAAAGGCCAAAACGCGTTTTCCTGCCGCAGTGTCCCATGTGAGATTGACGTTATTTTTTGCGAGCACCTGTTTTCTCAAGTAAGTGCGTACAGAACGCGGGCAGTAAATCACGGGCTTACCCATGGACTGTTTTTCAATGCGTTCCGTTAAATCAATGAGTAAATGAATCAGATTGATATCGCCGCTTTCGAGTTTGGCTAAACTAATGTTTGCAATGCGGCCGCAGGACTCCCAATCCACGACGTGTAAACCGGCTTCCCAACTAAAGAGAGAAGAAACTGCTCTAAATTTATTGCCGTTTGCATCCAATGCATCGTTTTCTCCGAGGTTCTGGTGTTGTAGACCGACCGACGAACCCTTCGGGAATAAGCCGTGCACAGTTTGATCTCCCCAGACGGGCAGATAAATAGAGGCATAATTGCTGCCGGTCTTAGCAGTTTTATCCGCATCAATGACCATGACATGGTTACGTGCCTTCGGATCGTTGTACCTCAGATGCAGCCCGATGAAATTTTCTGGATCCTTCTTCGGATTACCATAAATCATGTTGTAAAGCATCTTCTGGCGCATGGCTTCGATAAAGGCCAAATCCTCAGAAGCGCGAAAGTTCGGATCAGAACCGTTGAGTTTAATCAAGCGGACATCGATATCAGAGCGGGACTCAATCGCGCTCATGACTTCTTCAACCTTGGCGGTCGTGGATTTAGAAACCGGCACACCCTGATTTAAAACGCGGAAGTAAACATCTGGTAACCCGGTACGAACTGAACCAATATGTTTTTGCACTCCGTTGGCTTCACGCCATACGATGTCGTCCAAAAGCCGATCATTGAGATTCAGGAGCTCAGTGATCACCATCATTTTTCCATCCGGGTCTTTGCGGGAAGCCCAGTCAGCCAATGTCAGATTTCTATCAGCTAATGCAGCCATACTTTATTCTCCGTACAAAATTTTGTTGATATCGCGTTCTTTAGGAGCAGAGGCCTTAGCCTTCACGCCCTGATCTTCCTTAACCGATTTGCCAACGCGATTGACAAAACGGAGTACCGCTGGATGATTACCGAAACCGGAAGCATCCATCAGTTTCATAAATTCCCCGTCAGGGTCATAAGTCGTCAAAGCCTTTTTGCAGGTTGCCTGAGTTATCGGCAGGTTCGTTCCGCCGATCTCTTTGTCAGCCTTGACCTCCTTGATCCAGCCTTCGACTGTTTTCGTATACGCTTCTCTCTGAGCTTTCAAAGAGGCGTCCTGACGAGCTGCGTAAATATCCGCAAGCCTTTGAGCCTGTTCATTTGAGAGCTTCAGCTCTTTGGCTATCGGTGTGAATTGCTCCAGCGCCTCGGCATCAATGCTCATTCCTTCGGGAAGTTTAATGTCGTACTTTTCAGGGACGACCGTTTCTTCAGTCTGAGAGTTGTCCTTTTCGTCTTCGCTTTTGCCCCCCTCTTCCTTTTGCGCTCCCTCGTTCTTTTCTTCACCGTCACCGGATCCGGAAAGAAGAGAGTTTTGCTTTTCCTCTCCGGCTTTGTTCTCCGACTCTGCTTCATTGGTCGGATTCTCGGTTTTCGTCATATCGCTCATTGTCATCCTCACAATCAATTAAAAACTTCGGCCAAGCCTTGGACTCAAGCTCTCGAATCGCCTGAGCCAGCTGCATTCCTATAGCCTGTCTCCCCAGGTGGTAATCCCTCACGGAAGAATCTTTTGAGTAAACACTTACTTCAATGCCGCACACATTCAGAATCGTTTCCAATACACAGCGCCCCTCAGGCGTTGCGATCACCGCTTTCAGTGATTCATTAAACCGGTTGTCTTCCCTTTCCATCATCTGATTCCTGTTTGTCCGAGCATGGCGCCTAAGGCGTTATCTCCCTGAATCTGAGCCTCGCTTAAAAGTTTCGCCCCTTGTGCCGCCTGCATTGCCTGTTCTCCTTGCTGCTGAGCGGCTGCGGCTTGCGCCTGTTGTTCCTTAAGACGCTGTACCTCGGCATCGTCTCTGACTGCGTTAACCGTCACGCCTGTTTTGTAGGCAATTTCTTTTACCAACTCCTCAAAGTTCACTCTCAAAAGAGTGTCCTGGGACATGTTGATAATCGGACCCACCAGATTCATAAAGGCCTCGATATGCCCTACTGACTGCGCTTTCTGACTTGCTGCAAGCGGGGATTCATAAGCCACCATCAGACTGTTCTCCGATAACTCGATACCGGACGGCAGTTCATCAAACTTTCCCTGCTCAAAAAGGATACGAAAAGTTCTTTTGATAAGTGGATCCAAAAGCTCTTGCTCAAGCGACTGGATCACCGGGCCAAGCATGAGAAGTTTTTCAGCTTTGCGCTCCACAATTTCCGTGGCTGTGCGAACGTTATCAAGTTGCGCAACCATCAAAAATAGATCTTCAAAAAAGGCTCGTTTAATCCGTTCTTCTACCGACTGAATATCAGCAATCAGCTCTTGAAGCCTCGGATTGATTTCATAGACCGGTTTAAAGCCCGATTCTCCGGTGGAGGTAGGTACCCGGTTAACGTATCCGGGAGAAAGTCCTACCCTCTGACCGATGATTTCACCCATAAGCACCATAGGAGGATTGACAAGTTTGGCTTCTGCCTCGGCCTTTCTCAGCTCCATCACCTGTAATGCCTTAATGTCTCCGATGGAAATCATCGCAGGAGATCGCCCGTAAACGTCTTCTCCGATTGCATCCCACCTCGGACATAGCACCGGAAACTCCTTGTAACCTGACTCCTGTAGATATTCGCCTTCAGAGCCTCCTTTTTCAAAGTAGACGGAAGCAAAAGGCATGTCCTTAGTTGTCTTGCCTTCCGGGTCCCTTTCCTTTCGAGGTTCAATGACGTGAATAACCTTGATCCACTTGTCAAAGTTCTTCTGTTCGTAAAACCGTCTCGTGCATTCTCTGAGATTTCCAAGACCGAACCGCTCGACCAGCTGTCGTACCGTCATGTCAAATTCACGATAGCAGCAGTCAACCTTGCCTTCGGAATTCGTGGCCAGATAGAACTGGCCGATAGGGAAAGGCGTAAGACGAATAGGAGGTTTTGCGGGATCATCGCTCTCATCGACCAAAACCGCGGCAACACCGTAAGCCCCCAACTGACCGTAAGCCGTGTGCAAGGCTCCGTAAGTGTTGGACTGCGCAAAGACGCTTTTCATAACGTCCGTACACTGTTCCAGCCACGCTTTAATCTGCTTAGGTCTGGTCCGACCAGCATCCGTGAGACTCAGGGAAAACCAAGGCTGAGCGGGATTAGTCAGCCCGCCCATTAAGCCGCTTCGAAGATTTCTAAGGGAAAGCGTAGCCGTATTGTTAAGGATTTTCTGATCCTTTCGTCTGCCGTCATTGACTTTTTCATTGGGAAAGCGGGTGCCGTAAGGGTCAACAAACGAGCTGACATCTTTCCAGTCCGGCTCCCAAGTCGAACGCTCATTTTTGAGCGCTCTGAGTCGCCTTTCGTAATGATTAGCAGGACCTCGGGCCATAGACTTTTATTGCCCCAAAAGAGTTTTCCCGCTGGAAGCCGAGCCGCTTGAGCCAGTCCCTCCAGTGAGCATTGTCGATTTCCGACCGCTTGCACTAGCCCGACGACGTTTTTCATTATCACGTGCAGCAGTTACACCAGAGTCGGTTTCTTCAACAGCAGGAACGTAGGTATCTACTTCCTGAACTTTAGGCTTGCTGAAACACATATCGGAAAAATCCTTTCAGAATTATTCCCGACAGTTTCTTATAACCAAGTGACCCGTTTCCGAGCCATTTAACCAAACGGATCAAACGTCATGTCCGCAAACTCCGAGTGACTTTGTGGCTGATACACCCTCTCATCAACCCTCAGCGCAAGCGTAAGAGCAAGTGCGTCTGCTGCATCCGGAGAAGGCAAACCGCGCTTTTTCATGTCTTCTTTGCGCTCTAATCTCAGTCTCTGTTTGTTGTCATGCCCATATTCAGGCCCGGTCAAGTCAGACGCTAAGGCCTCATCGTGAGGTATTGCCCCAGTCTTCAGCCAGTCTCTTAACCGGTACCACATTTCAGCGCGCTTATTGGCAAACTGAGTTTTGTCATCAGCTTCCGACCCAAAATTGATTTTATGTACCGGCCAGCTTGTACGCTGCTCTAGAAAGTCAAGAATTGGACCACCTAATCCCAGGACGGACGCACCAGAAATTGAGCAACGAACCACGATATAGGTCTCCTTTTAT